AGGATTCCATGCTTGACCATTAACCCTTATCCACACATAAAAATCAGTCATTGCCGTAACCGTAACCACCAAGTCGGGATTATCGGTTTGGAATGATGTTGGTGTTGTTGCGGGAAAGGTGCTACCTAATGTATATCCATAGTCAATGTTACCCAATGTAGGCATTGGTACAAATCCCGTTGATGTATATTCCGCAAATACTCTTAATGTTTTAGTTGCCATCTTTTAATCTTCTTTTTGTCCTATTGGACTTATCCAACAATCCTCCGTATAAACTTTTGTAAAGTAAGCCAAATTTACATTATCTCCTCCACTACTACAACACAAATGCTTTTCTAAAGTTATCCAAGCATCGGCATCTCCCGTTTGTGTGTCTAATGTTGTAAATACAAGTGATGCGGGAGCAACTCCCTCTGCTTGTAATGAATATTTAAATGTAATTACACTACCAATCTTTTGTATTTGCATCCACACTCCTTGCTTAACACCTATATTAGTTGTGGCTATCGTATTAGTAATACTATTTGTAGATTCTCTTTGGAATGCTTTTATGTTGTTATCTCCTTGCACCATAATCCCCATATAAGCCACGTTTGCATTAGCTTGAATACGAAGTTGTAATCCCGCTTTAGCACCGCTTGTAGTGCCTGCAAATGTGTTTAGATAGGCTCTTAATGTAAAGTCGGTAAGTGTTTCACTCCAACCATAAATATACCCCGTATCCGAAGCATCTGCAAATACACCACTTCCATATATCTCAATGGATGATCGTGTTTTATATTTAAAATAACCTATTGTCCTTGGCATATCTATTAAGCGTTAAAGTCATCCATAAAGAAGGCAACGAATCTATCGAAGATTGTACCATAATCACCCGCTTGACCTAAGTCTGTACCTACACCGTTACGGGATTTTTTTTTTGATTCCGACACCTTTGCCGAAATTAATAACCCACTTTGGTCGTATCTGGATATTGTCATTTGGCCCGTAATCTCATTGGAACTGAGTTCCATCAATACGACCTCCCCCGTATTATCCCTTTCATTCATCTTTATTGACAATGGCCAAAACTTCTTAGAGTTTAAAGCACCTTGCAATGGAAACTCGTAAATAGCACCATATTGCAATCCTTTGCCTATTAGTGTACCTGTGAATATATTTCTATAATCAGAATATTGATTTAGGATATTACGAGCCGTTAATTCATTAACACCATACTTATCTTCTTCTTCTCTTTCATACCAACCTCCGGTACTTGGATATGTAGGCCCAAGTACACTTGGCACAGGCCATGTAGATGGGAAATAATCACCACTATAATATATATAAAGATTTGAATAATCTTGAAGTGTTGTTACACCATTAAGTGTAAAAGCATCACCCGCATAAACAACCTTTTTAGGTGGGATAATTGAGGCATTCTTGATATTATCAATCTTTGTTATTTCCTTATCGGGCAATGTACTTCCCTTGGGAGCATTAAGTAATATTTGGTTGTACCATGTTTCGTAACCACCACCACTTGATTGTGCATATAAAACTAAGTCAACGGCATAACTCTTGTTATTATATTGACTAAAAGCATCTAATACATCTGGGAATGGGAATGATTTACTATAAATATTCATATCCTCGGTTGGATAATTAACCGCCTTAGTATATATATAAGGTGATTCTTGCCAAGTATCATTACCAAAATTGTAATAATATGTTTGAAAAGAAGTTATATAAGGGATTGTAATACTTAATCTAAAAGATGGATTATTAGTTTCCGAAGTTATTGATAAATTAAATCCTTCATTCCAACCAGCACTCATGCCAGCAAACCCAACACTACCAGTAGACAATAACGATGTTAATGCTAATATATATTTATCTGCAACCGCATCATAAACTAAATATGTTTTGGGTGTACCTAAGAATGATTTAGTAAATCCTTTAAATAATGTTTCGGTATAACCGGGAACCAATAGCGACATTCCTGCGGTTTTAGTAATAGGTGTTGCCGTACCATTCCACAAAGTAAAATCACCATTAATAAACTTATTACTACCATATTCATATTCAACCTCCATGTATTTATAAAACCTTCTAATCTTTCTTTTAGGCTCGGCAACAATCAAGAAGTTTGTACCATGAACTAAAGTAGGAATAGTGGCTTTAGTAGAAGTATTTATTACTCCTTGATTAGAAAATTTAGTAGCTTGATTAACTCCAAATGCTAAATCCTTTGGTTTAACAAAAAACCATTGACCTGCATTTTGATAAACAAAGGCATTGAATAAATTGCAAATATCTAATACTAAATCAACATTATCTTTAAATTCAAAGTTATTATCTCTTAACGCAGCGGTATAAACATAAGTTTGTTCTAATGGAGTTGAATAAGCCGTTTTAGTGTGATTGTCATTCCATACTTTAGCTAACACATTTAATCCATATTCATATCCAACACCTTTTAAAGCATTAAATACTACCTCAAATAAACTCAATATACCCGCTGGATATTTATTATTAATCTTTAACTTTTGATTTTTTAATGAACCTAATCCATCAATTGTTTTAAATTCGATGGCGGGATACTTTAAGAATATATCTTCTTCGCATAATTCGGGTGAAACAAATCCACTCCAAAATAATACCGCATCACGATAGTATTCTAAGAAGTATTCTTTTTCATCTTCGCTTATAATTGAATCCATATTAATTACACCACCAAGAACTTTAAAAGTTAATGATGATCCTTTTAATGGATAGAATATATCATCATCGGCAGTTGGGTAATCAATCTCTACTGGACTAACTTGTCCATGAGGTATTGTATAAATAGAACCATTATAATCTTTTTTTAAGATTAATACTTTCCCGGCAGTTGTTAATAATGTACCAAATGGATTACAAGTTCCATCAAATTCAAATTGGTAAATAGTTCCGTATCCTGTCATTATCTTCCTGTAACTCTAAGTGTTGTTTCTAATGATTTATTAATTGAATAACCACTTTGTGTAGCCGTAATTGAACCTGTAAGGTCTACCATTAATCTAATTGATTGTGTAGCATAAGATGACCCACCATATTGATAAGATGACCCACTCGCCTTAGATGAAACCGAAGTTGATGGCATGGCTCCTCCAGTAGCACTTGGGATTGGTTTACTTTTTACACTTGATGAAACTGCTGACCCAAATTGTTTCATTGCGGTTCCCGCAGAAACGGCAGCAATACCACCTAATATTAATTCAGTTGCCGAACCTGCCGGGTTAAGTGCATTTTTAAATAATGCTTTAACTAATCCCGCAGCAATCGCAGCACTACCCGCTTTAACCAAGTAATCTCCAGTTGCATTTAATACTAAAGCACCTAATGCTGCAAATGAATCTTGAATAGTCATTCCACCCGATAAAACCGAACCTGCAATCTCCGCAAATCCTACGGCCAAATTATTTGCAAAATCACTTTGTGCTGAGTATAGTGCTTGTCCAAGAGTTTCTAATCTTGATGCCATATCACTACTTTCAACTTTATCTATTGCATTTTGAATTTTTTGAGCATCGCTAACTACCCTTAAATCGGGGCCAACAACCATTATATTCTTTCTTGCCTTTTCTCTAAAGTCTACTTTTTTGTTTGCCGAATCAAACATGATTGCATTCTTAGCATCCTCATATTTTTTAGTAATATTAAGAATATCAATACCTTCTTTATCGGCAAGTGCTTTTTTAACTTTATAATCTTTTATTAATTCATCAAGTCTTTTTAAATCATTATCCTTCCACCAAGCATTAATAACCATGCCAGCCTCTTGATTTTCTTTAATTAAAGCTTTTAATTTATTACCATATTCTTTTGTTTGGAAATCAATTCCGGGTATTATTTCAATCTTTTCTTCTTTATCTGGCTTTAATTTAGGTGGAGTAGCACTTAATCCTGTAACTTTATCAGTTGCCTTAACATTCTTTTCTAAATTTCGAATTAATATAGTATTATCGGCATATTGTTTATATAACTTAAACCTTTCGGCCATTAATTCAGATTTGCCTTTAATATATTTTGATTGATTTGAAGCCTCATCTATTTCTGCAAATCCAATTTTGGGTGCTTTTTTAATTAATTCATCATAATTTTTAATCTGCTCTTTAAGTCGTTCATTTACATCTTTTAATAAAGCCGGGTCTTTCTTAATAGCCGAATCCATTACATCATCATACATTGCTCCAGCAGCCTTAGTTGCTAAAAATGTTGCTGCCAACGTAATTAATATCTTAGCAATTCCGCCTCCAGACAAGCTTAATGATGCAAGCGATACACTTAGTTTATTAACAAAAGAAATTAACGATCCTATGCTTAATATAATTGGGCCAATAGATATTCCAATTGCAATTAATTTAAGATTCATCTCCTTGGCCTCTGGGGTCAATTGCATGAATCTATCTTTTAATTCATTTATAAATCCCGCAAATTCCCTTAACCCACTTCCTACATTTAATTCTTGATTAATAGCAGTTCCAATTTCGCCTAAGGCAAATTTTGCCGACTCTTGTAATTTATTAAATGAACCTTGTAATGTTTGAGATTGCCTATCGGCCATTCCAAAGAATCTACCTCCCTCACTTGTTGCGTAAATAAAAGCATCACCAACATCCTTAACACTAATTTGACCATCGTGCATCCTTTTGGTTAATACCGCCATTGATACACCCGTTTTATCGGCTATGGCTTGCAACGGGTTAAACCCAGCATTAATCATTTGCCGAGCCTCTTGACCCATTAAACGACCCGCAGCATTAACTTGACCAAATGCTAAAGATAATCTACTAAACTTATCGGCATTACCTCCAGATACATCACCTAACATACGAGTGATAGGAATAACTTGTGATGCGGTTAAACCATAACCAAGAAGTGTTTGAGCACCCTTAGTTATATCTTGGAATTGCATCGGGGATTTAATTGCTTGGTCTTTTAATTGACCTAACATTTCTTTTGCCGTTTCCGCTGATCCAGTAAATACCTCAAATGAAACTGAAATCTGCTCCATTTGGGCAGATGTTTGTAATGCTGATTTACCAAGTAATAATAATGGTGCAGTTAATCCAACAGATAAAGAAGTGCCAAGAGAAGATAATGAGGAACCAATTTTAGCCATAGATGCTCCCATGGAATTTGCCATTTGGTTTCCAGCGGTGGCAGTTACGACACCAGCATCTTGCATTGCTTTTTGTAATTCTTGTAACTTCCCTTTTATGTCGGCTATATCAGCCGAAAAAATTACCTTATGTTCATTAACATTCTCTGCCATTACTTTAATGAATTAACCCATTGTTTTACTATATCATCCGAAAGATACTCTTTTTCTTTTGTTTTTTCTATACGTTTACCTATCTTGTCAGTCCACAATGGAATCAAGTCTTTAGGCTTAGGAACTTTGTCACCACCCATTGATGCTAAGGATGCCCACATTAAGTTTCTTGTTATATCCCAATCCTCAGCCTTTCTAAATTCAAAACCATGTTCATAGTCAAGAAACTCCCCTAAGGTCATCCTTTTCCACTCCCATGGTTTCAATCCAGTTCTATAAATTCTTGTGAGGATACTACTCCACCTAATTATTTCTTTTTTTTTATAGTTGTATCTTGTGATGGTTGATCTAAATCACTTGGCATTAAGTCATTAGTAATCCATTCAACTACATTGATAACCTTTGCTTGCATTAACCACTTAGTTGCAATCATCCTTGATGATTTAAGCTTAGTTAATAAAGATTCAGCTAATTCATCATCTCCACTACAAAATAAGTGATAGATGTGGCCACTAAGTAGCATATCACGAGTGATGTCAATTAACTTGCTTGGGTCGTTTTCAAACTCTTGCATATTAACTAAATCGTTAAACTCGCCTCCTAATTCTTTAACATAAACATCGTTTATGCAACCAAGCGAGAAATCAAATGTGATTTTTTTGTTTTCAAATGTTATTGTACGCATTGTTTGTTTTGGTTTTGTGTTAAAAGCAAATAGGGTAGAGAAATTCCCTACCCCAAATGTAAACAAAAAAATTGAATCTCAATAGTTTATGCAGTAATCGTAGGAACTAAAGTACCTGTACCCTTTAATTTTAAATCAACGGTTGCAATTGTTTGATCACCCGATTTAATAGGCATTGATTCAATATATGCTTGACCCGTTAATACTACATTACCAACAGTAGTGCTTAAAGTTTTAAATGCAACTGTTAATGAAGTACCAGCAAACCATGCAGCTTGGATAATATCATAAGTTGTTGTTGTTGCTGGATCGGCATAATCAACTTGAAAAGTTGTTGACAAACCCCATGACTTACGGCCCGGTATTGCCGTTGCCCAATCTCCACTATCTTTTGAAGAAGTTTCAATCATACTTGCCGATAACTCAATATCACAAGTTTGCTCGTTAATAATTTTATTTCCACCTATGAAGACCCTTAGGTCTGTACCTTGAACTAATGCCATATTATTTTTAATTTAATTGATTTAATAATTGAGAGAACAAAATTGTTTGTTCTACTTGCCAACCCGTAGGCAATTGTAATATTAATGAATTTGTTTGATATTCACAATTTATGACTTGCCAAGTAGTTAAATATTGACTAAAGCCAAAAGTATTATTAGAAGTAATAATTCTTGCAATAATTAAATTAGCAATATCATTAACTTCTTTTTTACCACCTTCATCCGAAGTGTACTTTTGAATAACACATATTTCTATTGTAGCATCCCTTTGAAAGCTATCCTTACTTCTTACCCCTCTTGATAATTGATTGGATAAAACAATACATGGATAAATTGCTCCATTTGGAACAATCTCATCATATACACTAACCGCTTGACTATTATAAGTTATACCACTTAATGTTTGAAAATAAGCCTTTCGTAAATCATAAGCACAATCCCTATTTATCATTTTAGTATATTTTTCATTATTGTTTTAACCTTTCTATCAAATCCCCTTCTTGCAAGAATAAATGCACTTATTAAGTATTTCTTTTGCCTTGTACTATTAGAAGGAAAATTTGTTGTTTTAAATTTATTAGCATAATCGCTAAACTCACTATATTCTCCACCTAAATTTAATCCGGGGCCAGTACCAAATTCTTTATAAGCTGCGTGTTTTGCGGTAAAGCCAATTTCATGTTCACGCATAGTAGATGTACCCTTTTGCTTAACATATTGACTTCGCATTAATTCTTGCTCATAAATAGGAACATCTCTAAGTGATCTCATTTCAATCATCTTAGCCTCATCATCAAGACTTCTCATAATATCATCCATCCTTTGATTAGATGCTCTTTCAAGTTTATTATAAAAAACTTTTGCTCCCGTAAATGTAACTTTAATCACTTCTTCTTGCTGCTTTAAAAGTTAAATCTTTTTTAGTAAAATCTGGGTCCATAATATTAGAGATAGCATATTCAATACCTTTTACTTCTAAGATGTCAGTTGTTCTTGGAATAAATTCGGCTCGGTATCTCATCTTTCCTTCAAAGGATTGATTTGTGCCAAAGTTGGCACTCTCAATGTTTCTAATACCGCCATAATTCCCATAGAACGAACTTGTTTCCGCAAAGTATATACTTGTGGTATAACTTGAATATGTTACCCCCGATAAACCTCCCGCACCATCGGATGTACCCGATAGTTTTCGTTTAAATATCCCTTTAACTCTATTTAACTTATTATACATATATTGGGCGATAATGTCTAATTCTATCTTTAATAGCTTTTAAAGCTAATCTTTTATCTTCAACTTTATTATCAAAATCTACGGCTACAATATCTAATACCGCATTTCTTAAATCGGCAGGCAATGAAGTATATCCAGCAACAAAGGTAATTTTAATACCACTTGCAGAATAAGCACTAATCTTAGTTTTATCAACACTTGATGTATAAGTTAATGCAACATTATTTGCATCAGTTACCGAAGTAATAGATTGAACAGGACTATAAACCAATTCAATAGTTCCATTAATCTCCTTAAAAGATTGTCTTAATGTTTTAGTCTTTAAAGCCTTTTGAGTAAATATTTCAACCTCACGAAATGCCGATGCTAACAAATTAGTTAGTTGGGCATCGTGATCTGCAAAGTCAACATTTACATGATCTTTAACTTCGGCTAAAGTTATTGGAATAGCTAAA